GTGATGGAACTTTCCAGTATCAATCTACTGATGGTTCTACTATGATTTCTGCTTCAAATGCGGGATCTATTCCTAAAGGGGATATTACTAAAGAAATATGGAAACGATTATACCATAATGCTCCATATTTATTAAAAACAAAGGGAACTGAAAGAGGTTTAAAAGCTTTAATAGCTTGTTATGGCATTCCTGAATCAATACTCCATATTAAAGAATATGGGGGGCCTGTAGTTGATAAAACAACTTATAGAACATTTTCTTATGTTAAAGAAAGTTATATGGCTTCTCCTAGTGGTAGTAATAGTATAATTACAAATACTTCTTTACCTACTAATTTTAAAACCATCCAATTTAGAGTATTACCTACTAAAACTATTTCTCCTTATTATGATATAGCGGTATTTAATCCTGATATTATTACTTCTTTACCTGAAAGTAGTTCTATAGTAATGGGAATTTCTCAAAGTATAGATCCCTCTAAGATAGAAAGTGGGTCTTATGCTTACTTTTATTTAAGAGAAGCTCGTTATAATAGTAGTAATTCTACATTAACATCTACCACTTCTTTAGTTACAAGTTCACTAATTCCTATATTTAATGATAAATCTTGGAATATAACTTTAATTTTTAATAGTGGGTCAAGTGAAGGAAATAATATAGAATTATATGCTGCCCAATCTACATTTGAAAAAGATGTATTTTTAACTTCTTGTAGTTTATCTAATTCTAAATATTATAGAGATTATAATATAACTTATAGTAGAAACTTAATAGGGAATAGTTCAGTTGTTAGACTTTCGGGCCCTTTCTCTGGAAGCATCCAAGAATATAGAGTATGGACTGAAAAATTAACAACAGATGTTATGCGTATTCAGGCCCTATCTCCTTTTAACTATAATGGTAATACTATAAGTTCGAGTTATGAAGCTTTAATTACCCGTGTACCCTTAGGTTCTGATCTTAAACCCCCTGTTATTTCAGTTAATTTTAACCAAGCCCCTAATCCTTTATTTAATGTTAATGCTGCTATTTCAGGAGCAAACATTAATACAGATCAATATGTTACTATAGAAGAAATTCACCATCTAACCACTCCTGATAGTGTAGGTTCATCTATGGTGTCAGATAAAGTAAGAATAGACACAGGGGTAGTAGATAATGATTGGTTATCCCCCTTAATTTCAGTTGAAACTTCTCCTCAAGATCGTCAGCCTTTAGATTATAGTGATTTGGGAGTATTCTTCTCACCAACTTTTGAAATTAATGAAGATATAATTTATACTTTAGGAGCATTTAGATTAGACGATTATATAGGAGATCCTACTTATTATACATCAGGCAGTTATCCTGCTTTAAATACTTTAAAAGATTACTATTTTAGAAAAATTGAAAATCGTCCTAATTTTTATGATTATATAAGAACAATTCAATTTTTTGATCATACATTATTTAAGATAATTGAAAAATTTGTTCCTGCTAAAGTTAATCTCAAAACCGGGGTAGTAATTGAACCACATTACCTTGAAAGGGCTAAAGTACCAGGAACAAAAGTTACCCTAGACCAAACTAATAGTGATGGATTTTTACTTCATTATACTCCTTCCTCTAGTATATCGGCTAATAATGAACCCCAATATGAACCTTATATAAATGTAACTAATTACCTCCTAACGGGAAGCGAATCTACAGCAACTGAAAATGTTGTTCAAACTAACAGAATTAGTACATTTTATAATCAATATATTACTAAACTTCCCTTAAATAGTTCTAATGTTTCTTCTTCAGTAGGTTTGCAGGGAGCAGGAACTATTAATGATATGTTTGATGGAAATGTAAACACATCTGCTAGATTCAATAATAATAATACTGGTTCTCTTTTAAGAATAAATGTTCCTTCTGAATACAAAAATAGATTTACTCTTGATTCTATTTATATAAATATTAATAGAGTTACTTCAGGTTCTATACAATTAGCATATACAGGTGATCCTAGTAATCCTGGTGAATCTTTAAATGTACAAGAAATAGGATATATATCTCTTAGTTCAGATGATTCTTTGGCAAATACTCCATTTACATTTAATATTCCTTCTTCTTTTGTAACTCCTTATTGGAATTATGTTGATATTTTGTTTGCTAGTTTTTCGGCATTAACTCTTGGTAACCAAGATGCTATTATAAATGAATTAGAATTTTATGGTCGTGAAATTGATAAATTCCTTCCTTATGAATTTAACGATTCTGTCCTTAACAACTATACTTGGCAAGCTAGCCGTTATAAAGGAACAAAATTAATAGGAGAAGAAATTAACGAATATAACACAGGTGATATTACTTATGCTCATACCCCTGTAATTAGAAATAATACTAGAACTTTCTATCTAGCTAACGATGTTATTTCACTTTCAAAAACCTCATCAGTTGATGATTCTACATTACATTATATTCCTGATTTTTCTTATGTATTAATTGATGCTTCTGTTACTATAAATGATGATGGTTCAGTTTCTATTGTAAATCTTAATAATTTACCTGACACTAAAACAGGACGTCCTAAAAGAGTAGGATTTAAAAGAGAATTACAACAAAATATTCCTATAGGATCACAAATAGGAATTCAAATTTTAGATCCTAGTATTCCTAAAAGATTAAACAATAGTTATAATGTATTCTTTAATCAGGGTCGACTTCAAGAAATTATGAAATATGCTATGGGTACGGCTGCTCCTACTGCTCGTATCCAATCTACTGCTACTAATTTCATATACATTTATGGGGATAGTACAATGGGACAAGAAGTGGCTATTCTTAATAAAAACATTGTCAGTAAATTTTATACAGGATCTTTATCAGGTGGTGGTTCTAAAACTTTAATTGCTACTGGTTCTCTTGTATCATTCTTTAGTGAATTAACTCAGTATAAAGAAGATACGGGAGAAAGATTCTTCCTTACCTTTACTACTACTTCATTTGGTATAAGTGCTACTAGACCATATGAAGTTATTAATACAAATAATGATACGGATGGTAATTATAGAACTAACAATTTAGCTCAACTTTCTACTGCTGAAATTATTGATTCTTCAACATCTACCGGAGTCAATAGAGCTACATTAGATTTTAGTAATAAAACACGTCTTAACCAATCTTATTTTACTGGAGAAACAGCGGGTGGTAGTTCCCCCTCATCTTTTGCTTCAGGTAGTTATGTAGTATCTTATTTAAATCAAGATAAACCTGCTTTATTAGTTAATTTAAATAAAGAAAATGAATTACCACAAGGTAGAGGTTCTACTCCTATAGTAGTTTTACCTGAAACATTACATCCTTTTGTAAGAGATAATATAGTTTATTTTATGGCTCGAGCAGGATATAATTTGGGAACTATATCAGTCCCTTCAAAAACTGATGATTCAAATTTAACACTTTCTTAAAAACACATATATTTATAAAAAAACAAAAATAATGGGATATTTAGATAATACTTCGGTAATAGTTGATGCTATTTTAACTAAAAAAGGCCGTGAATTACTTTCACGTCAAGATGGGTCATTTCGAATTACTCAATTTGCTTTAGCAGATGATGAAATAGATTATTCATTATACAATGAAAATCATCCTGATGGGTCAAACTATTATGGGGAAGCTATAGAAAATTTACCTCTTATTGAAGCTATTCCTAATGAAAGTAATATAATGATTTCAAAATTAACCACATTACCTCGTGGTACTACTACTATCCCTGTATTACAAGTTCCTTCTACTGCTATTTCAGTAGGAAGAGGGAGTAACTTTAATATATCTCCAGTTACTCTAAATCTAGCAGGAACTAATAATAGCCAAGAAAGTGGTTATTCATTTACCATAGCAGATAGAAGATTACTCTCTGCTGCCTCTACTAGTGGTAGAGTAACAAACACCATATCAATTCCTTACACAGGAACTGCACTTTCTCAAACTCTTGTAGGAACTTCATTTACTGGAACTTCTATTACGGGTATTACACTTTTTGGTAATAATTCTACTCTTACCACTTCTATTATAGTTGTTGGTCTTGATACTGGAGCAAGAACTACAATTACTCTTACTATAAACAAAAACAATACAGCTTCAGCTATTTCGGCTCAAAGATAATAATTAAAATATGGCAACAATTATTCCATTTTCAGATGATGATAAAGTTTTAAGCACTGATAGAACCTATGCTAGTGCTTGGACAGGTAACACTAATTCATTAAGTGCTGTTTTTTCATCAAGTGCTCAAGCTACTTTTAGTTCTCCTACTTCAAGTGGTAATTTTTATATAGATGTATACAATACAGGTTCTACATTATCAAATGCTGAAGTTCAATATTCTATAGCATATGGACATAGAGGAGGAAGCGGATCTGTAGATTATTCACAGGGTTCAGGAGGTGAAGGTTATTCTTCTACTCGTTCTATTTATTCTCAATATAGAAGTATAGTTTTTGGAGGAGACGAAACCCAATATTTTAATTTTAACGGGTATACTCCTGAGGACATTTATGTATTAAATATAAATAGATCAAGATATAAAAGTGCTTTAAGAGTAGGTAATTTAAGTTTAGTTTTATCAGGATCAGGAGGAAAAATTTTCCTTACTGATGATTCTGTAACAACTTCAGGTTCTGCTACTTTAAGAGCAGGTGTAGGAAGAGAATTTAATTTAGTATCAGGATCTAATGGAATTATGTTAGGTAGTAATCTAACTCAAGTTACTAATAGTGGTTCTTATGGATTTGTTTATCCTGATGCCGGTTTTATAGTATTAAATCCTGCTTGTTTAGATAGTGCAACTGGTGGAATATCATTAGGAACTACTAGAAGTAGTGATTCTTATAATAAAAATAACCAAAAATTATATAATGCTATTGGTTTAGGGGGAGAATTTGTAGTTGATAGTCAAGAAGATATTTCATCTCATTATTACTTTGTAAGAGTTAAAAACCGCGATTTTAATTATACTACTAATCCTTCATTTATAGAAAGTGATGGAACTTTGAAATTTGATTCAATGATTGATAATCCCCAAGTGTATATTACTACTATTGGGTTATACAATGATAATTTGGATTTAATAGCAGTAGCTAAGTTAAGTCAACCTCTTCCTAAAAACTTCACAAAAGAAGCTTTAATAAAAGTCAAACTTGATTACTAATGTTTGGAGTTTTTAAAAAACTTAAGGCTAATGATATTAAGATAACTCCATTTGAAGCTCATAAACAATATTCAACCACTGATTTATCTTCAATAGGTGCGAGTACTTCTTCAATATCTTGGTCACCTAATAATAAATCTACTTTTACCTCGGGTAATTTAAAATATTACCAGATAGATAAATTATATTATAGAGATTATATAAGTGATAGAGGTAATAGATTAGAATTAGATGATGCTTCTTATAAAAAACAAGAAAGAAGATTATACCAATCTGCTTCAATATTAAGTTTATCTCAAAAGACTTTTGGTTTAGAAGTTCAGCCTGCTACTTTAGAATACTCAGGTTCTGCCTCAGATAGACAATTTTATATTAAAGATGATGGGTATGGTAATTTATATGATGCTAATATAGGACTAGAAAATTGGCCTAGTGAAGACAATAGAGTATTATACATTAGCCCCGTTCAAGGTTTTAAATATTTAGATCTATCTATAGACTCATCAACAGGTTTAAATTTAGTTAATTATCCTTCAAATCTTAATTTAATAACCCAAGATGATTCTTATTTAAGGCATACTATAACTTATACTAGTTGTAGTATATACCAAAGTGATAAGTTTAGTTTTATTAAAGCAGCTAATACAAGTCTTAACCAAAGCTCAGCATCTATAGAAATAGATACAGCTCCTTGTTTTAATTTTAATAATGATAATTTCTCTATTAGTTTTTATTACTCAGCAAGCTCTTTAGATGTTGTTTTAAATCAGGTACCAACAAATAATTTTACTCTAATTACTAAAGAAGGTCCTAAAAAAGGAACCAAAAATAATCCTATTACTTTAAGTACTAGAGCTAAAGGAGCATTTGAATTTCAAAACATTTTAGATGGCCCTCAATATCCCTTTAGAATATATTATAAAACTTATTTCCCTAATATAAACACAGGTTCACTTTTCTTTGAAAGGTATGATGGTAATAAATTATCTATAGTTTCATCTTCTTTTACTAATCTTACTACTGGCTATAAACACGTAACCTGCCTAAAAACAGGAAGCCTTCTTAAAATTTATATTGATGGAATAGAAAGAGCTTCAACTACTGATACTACTAGGGAACATTGTCAAAATTCCTCTCCTATTAGTATTTTTAGAAGACCATTAGATAATGGAACCTATACAGAAGGGACTTATAACCCATTAGGAATAGGTTTGGGGAATTTATCCCAAATTATGATATGGGATAAGGCATTAACTCCTTTAGAAATCATAAATGTATCTCAGTCAATAACCGGAACATACCCTATAGGAAATATATTTTATGATAATGGTTTTGCTGTGGTAACTCATCCCAATTATATTAATTCATTTTCTAATCTTGCTTCTTTAAAATATAAAAATTCGGTTCTTATTACTGAAAATGAATATCACTGCAGTGTAAATGAAAATGAATTTAATTCAACTAATAATTTAACTATTCGTAAAATCCCTTCTATATATAATGACGAAATAGCAAATTTTGCTACGGGATCAGATTTTAAGCCATATGTAACAACGATTGGGCTATATGATGACGATGCTAATTTATTAGCAGTAGGAAAATTAGGTCAACCTGTTAAAATGAGTGACGAAACTGATACAACTTTTGTTATAAGATTTGATACATAATGGAGTTTCCAAATAGTTATGAAAATTTTCCTGAAGGAACTTATGGGTATATTTATGAAACTATTCATTTACCCACAAATAAAAAATATATAGGAAAAAAAGCCCTTATATATAATACTAAAAAAAAACTTAGTAAAAAAGAACTAAATGAATGGACTGGCAGGGGGCGCCCTCCTGCCCATAAAATAGTTCAAAAAGAAAGTGATTGGCTAGGTTATTATGGGTCTCACGAATTTATTAAAACTTCCATTAAAAATGGTAAGCAAAGTGAATTTCAACGTAAAATACTTCAACTTGCATTTTCAAAAAAAGAATTAACTTATCTTGAAAATAAATGGCTTTTTAGCCAAGCTGTATTAGAAAAAGAAGAATACTTAAATGATAATATCGAAGGAAGATACTTTAAAAAAGACTTTGGCTTTTGATATTTCTTCTTTATCTTTAGAAGATGAAAGAAGATCAATTGGTTTTTTTGCTCGAAGGTCTTTTAGGAAAAAGCAAAAACGCTCGAGGAGGAGAAGAGGCTGTATTTTCTTGCCCTAATTGTAATCACCATAAAAAGAAATTAACTCTTAATAAATATTCACAAGCTTACCAATGTTGGGTTTGTGGATTTAAAGGACGTAGAGCTCTTCAAATTTTAAAATTTATTAAAGCTCCTTATGAAGCTTATGGGGTTCTAAAAGAAATAGATGCTCAATATAATTTTAAAGACTCATATACATCTAAGCCTAAAAACCAACTTTTATTACCTGAAAATTTTATCCCATTAATAGAAGGAAAAGGATTTATTAGAGATAAAGCTTGGAAATATCTCCAAAATAGAGGTTTAACTCTTCAAGATGTTGTTAAATATAATATTGGGTATATTGAGGAAGGAAATCTTTCAAATTTTATCATTATTCCTAGCTATGATAAAAATGGGTTATTAAACTATTGGGTAGGTCGTTCATTTGATCCCCAATCATACCATAAACATAAATTACCTGAAGTCTCTAAGGATATTGTAGGGTTTGAAATGTTAATAAATTTTGATCTACCTGTAATATTATGTGAAGGTGCCTTTGATGCTATTGCTTTAAAACGCAATGCTATTCCTCTTTTTGGTAAAAAAATTAGCAAAGCCCTTTATAAAGAACTAGTAACTAATAAAGTTAAACAAGTATATCTTGCTTTAGATCAAGATGCTATTTTAGATTCATTAAAATATGCTAAAGAGTTAATGAATTATGGGAAAGAAATATTCTTAATAGAAATGGAGGGAAAAGACCCAAGTGAATTAGGATTCCAAAACATAACTAAATTATTACAACACGCTCGTCCTTTTACTTTCCAAAACTTAGTTCATAAAAAAATCTTATATCAGTAATTTATATGTATTATTAAATTGTCGCTTTAATGAAAATAGCCCTTTTTCCTGGAGGATATAAACCTCCCCATCTTGGACATTATAATGCTGCTAAATATTTAGCTGATAAAGCAGACAAAGTTATTATTCGTATTGGTTCTAAACCTAGAAATAATATAGGAAAAGAATTATCAAATGAAATATGGCATTTATATAAAGAATTTGACCCCGATCCTAGAGCTAAAAAATTAATCATAAGTATAGCTCAGTCTAATTCACCCGTTACTGATGTTTATGAATTTGTAGAAAACATAGTTCCTGAAAATTCTGAAGTAATATTAGCTTTAGGAGAAAAAGATATGTCAGATGGTCGTTATAATAATATCCCACAAATTGCTGAACCACGCAATATAAAATCTCAAATCGAATTTATACCACCCCAAGCAGGAGGTATTTCAGGGACAGATATTCGTCAGATAATTAAATTTAATAATAAAGAAGAATTTTTCAAATATATCCCTGATTTCTTACCAGAAGAAATTAAAGAAGAAATTTGGACTAAATTAGTAGATACCCAACAAATTGAAGAATTTATGATGGGCACTATGAATAAGCAGGAAATGGCTCGTCATAACAAAAATATGAAATCACTCAAAAAGTATCTAAATAAACAGGGTGATCAAATGATTCCTGTTCCTACAAATTTAACTTCAGGATTAAAAAGAAAACTATACGAAGATGATCCTAAAGTAGGTACAGGTAAAAAGCCTAAAGGATCAGGAAGACGACTTTACACAGATGAAAATCCTAAAGATACCATAAGAGTAAAATTTAGTTCTAAACAAGACATAATAGATACTCTAAACAAATCTTCATTTAAATCTAAATCTCACGCTCGACAATCTCAAGTAATTAATTTAATACACCAAAGAGTTAGAGCAGCTTATAATAGATCTAAAGATCCTGAAACTAAATCGCGTCTTAAAACTGCTTTAGATTATGCAGAACAAAGAAAAGAAGCATCTAAAGAAAAAACTAAGCGTATGAAGAAAGAATCTTTTTCTAAAAATTGGTGGCTTAATATTTTAAATGAAGGGGGTGCTGCAGGGCATATGGCTCATCCCTTTGATTTACCTAATGTAAACACGGGACAAGATTTAGTTAATGTATTTAACCAAGCTGCTCAAAGCTTAAATAAAAAATCGGGTTCAGTTAAAATAGATGGTATAAATTCCTCAATTAGATTAGTAAATCTTGATGGTAAACCCCAGTTCGTATTAGATCGTGGCTCCAAAAAGGCACTTGATTTACGTGGAGTTACTAAACAAGATTTAGTAGATAGATTTGGAGAAGGTCACGGGATGATTAAAATAGGAGGCAATGTTTTAGATATATTTAATAGTGCTCTTCCTTCAATCCAAAATGAATTAAAAAGTTTAGGAATGTTAGACAATCCTAATATTATGATTAATATGGAATATGTCTCAGGACAAACTAATGTTCAAGAATATAATAAAAACTTTTTAGCTCTTCACGGGTTGTTAGAAATATCAATGGATAATAATAAAAGGATTATAAGAGAAAAAAATTATAATCCCCAAGTTATGTCTAAATTAATTCAAAAACTTGAATCTTTTGCTAAAGATAAGGGCTTTGAAGTTTATGGTGATGTTCCTACTACTCTAACTAAATCTCCTGATTTTAAATCAGCTCTTAATACTAAGTATACTATTGAATTTTCTGATAGAAAAGAAACTAAAACTCTTTCTCAATGGTTAAGTGAAATAAATAGTATTCCTAAAACTGAAAGATTAAAAATGAATGTTAATGGCTCAGTTAAAGATGTAGGAGCCTTAAGTAAACAAGTTTATTTTGAAATTTTTGGGGGTAAAAACGTAGATGATTTATTTGATAGTGAGCAAGAATTAGAAACTGCAATTAAAGGGGCCACTATTTATTTAGCAACTGAAAAGTTAGGAGATGAAGTATTAAATGTTTTAAATTCCCCTATGGGATCAGTTAATAATCACGAGGGTGTAGTTATTAGAGACTCTGATATTTATAATAAACCCTTTAAAATTACAGGTAAATTTATAACAGGAGGTGTTTCCTCTCAATTCCAGAAAAAATGAACATAAAAAAAATAATTAGGGAAACTATAAATAATTTCGTATTAGAAATAAAAGCAGGATCTGAACCCAAAAGAGGAAGAATTTATATTCCTGATTTACTTTTTATTCCTGAATATAAAATCAATGCTATTAACAATGAGTCTGGGGGCCCCCACATTAAAGTTTTAAAAAGTTCTAATTCTAGATATGGGGATTTTAATATTAATTTTTTAATTTCTCCACTTTTAGCTACTGCTATATCACAAACTAAACGAGGTAGAACTTCTCGCGAAATAGAAGTAAATAAAGCTTATCTTTTAAAAAGATATATGGAAATTTTTAAAGATGATAGTTTATTTAGAGGTTTGCTTAAAAAAAGTTTAGAGGGAATTAGTATAAGACCTCTTATCCCCTCTGATATTTCTTCTGTCCCTACTAAAGAATATTATCCCTCTCGTATATTAATAACTTATATGCCTGAAGATAAAACTTATGCTGTATATTTTGCGGGGGGTAAATATTTAGATAAAATAAAGGTATTTGAAAACCAATAAGTTATGTTAAAAAAAGAATTTAAACGAAAAGACGTAGAGCGATTAAGAAATTTAATTAAAGGAAATACTAACGATTCTGCTGAAACCCAAATAGGTTATACTAAAAAGGTTGAACTTTATCAAGAAGGGGATGTATGGGAAGAGAATGGAAAAAAATGGACTATTAAAGATGGTATAAAACAATCTCATACTAAATTAGACCAAATTAAAAAAGAAGTATTTACTCCATTATTTTGCCCTGAATGTAGTAATATTATGAAAAAACGTATGGATTCTAAAATGTATAAAATCCATAAAAAATGTTTTGATTGTGTTATTGAAATGGAGCATAAATTGAAGTTAGAAGGAAAGTATGATGAATATGAAAAAAACCTTGTTGCCCACAATGCTTTATCTTATGCTAATGATTTAGAACAATATTTATTAGAAGCAATAAATACTTCTAATAACCAATATGTTTCTGAAAATGGAGAGGTAGAAAGATGGAAAGGAGGAATAGATAAAGAAAAACTTACTCAAGAAGTAAAAGATGGTATAGAAGAATTTAAAAAAGATGTAAACAACTATATAAATAAAAATGATTAAATTATTAGATCTTTTATTAGGTAATAAAAAAGATTGTGAATGTGGGTGTGGTAATTGTAATAATGAAATAAAATTATTATCTCCTACTACCATATCTGAAGGTTTACAATATCATTTAGACAAAAATTTATCTATATGTGAAACTATTTATCGCTATGGATCAATTTCTCATATATCATTAATTAATGAAGTTAGAAACTTACATAGAAGGGGGCAAATTCAATTATCTGAAATAGATATATCATTGATAAACACTGATATAGGTAGATTTGGAATTTATGAAGGTGAAAAAGTTCCTTTAGATTTACCTATGTTAGAATTTGAAATTGAAGAAGCCGAAAAGAAAAAAAATCCCCCATTGAATAAACCTAAACGTGGAGGATCTAAAAAATTCTATGTTTACGTAAGAGATCCTAAAACTAAAAGGATTAAAAAAGTTAATTTTGGAGATACTACAGGATTATCTGCTAAAATAGGAAATAAACAAGCCTCTCAGGCTTTCGCAAAAAGACATAAATGTGATCAAGCAAAAGACAGAACTAAAGCTCGTTACTGGAGTTGTAACCTTCCTCGTTATGCTAAAAGATTGGGTCTTTCAGACCCTGCTTCGCGTTACTGGTAAACCTTACACTGAGAGGAAAGAAAATAATTTATATATTCGTACTTTTTATTTTTGGGTAGATCCATATAGCTTAAAATGGCATATTGATCCTGAAGATAGATTAGTGATCCCTACACATCCTAATGATTGGTACATACAATTAGATAATAAGCTTCCTGTTCCTTTAAATAAAGCTATATTTATTAAAAAAGGACAATGGCATCGCCTTATCAAAGGAAAGGGGTCATTAACTATTAAAATTAAAAAGTATGATTAATCCCTCGGATAATACTAATGAGCGTAAACTTACTAAACCCGAATCTAAAGCTAAGGAACGTATAGTTAAGGGTTTAAAAGGGTCTAAAAAAGACCTTCAAAAGAGGTATGGGAAAGATGCTACCTCTATTATGTATGCTATTGCTACTAAACGTGCTAAAAAAATAGCCGAAGAAAGAGATGCCATAGATACTATAACAATGGATATTCCTTTATTTTTGAGAGCTTTAGAATATGCTAAAGAAGATGCTCAAACAGATATGGAATTGCACGATTTTACTGAAAAAGCTATCTCTTTATCTAAACAAAAATCTCCACTAACTATGGAAGACTATGTTTCATTATTAAATGAAGTTCGCACATCAAAAGGTAAAAAAGTTAACCCTAACTATGTTAAAGGGTTAAAAAACAAAGGTGAGTATGGATCTAAAGAAGCTATGAAAAAAGAAATTGATAAATTCTCTGGATCAAACACATATCAACCTGATTGGAAAGCTGATTATACTGATTCAGGTAAAAAAGTTAAAACTAAACCTTCAGCAGCTACCAAAGCTTATAAAAAAATGTTTGGTGAAAATCTTGAAACTTTACTTTTTATAAATGAAAGTTCAGATACTGCCCTAAAAAATAAAGCTGAAAAATCTAAAATCCCCTTATCTATTTTAAGAGCTGTATATAGAAAAGGTAAAGCAGCTTGGAATACAGGACATCGCCCTGGAACTTCTCAAGATCAGTGGGCTATGGGTCGTGTAAATTCATTTATAACTGGTTCAGGGGGTGCTCGTAAAGCCGATGCTAAATTATGGGCCCGTGCTCAAAAAGCCCGAGCTAAAAAACGTAAATCTAAAAAATAATTATGAAAAAAAACATAACAGAAGGAACATTTTATGGACGAGATTCTGTTTTGGATCTTAAAAAGAGTAAAGAATATAGTAAATTAAATTCTATTGCTAAAAAAGATGCTGAGGCTGAACTTATAAGAGGGGGCAGTGTTACACTCGAAAAAAAAGGTAAAGATTTAGATGGTGATGGTGATGTTGATTCTGAAGATTATCTTGCAGCTCGTGATCGTGCTATAAAAAAAGCCAAATCTACTAATGAATCTGCTTTAAGTAAAATCCAATCATTAAAATCTGGGGATAAAGTCCAATATTTAGGTGCTTCTTATGAAGTAATTGAAAATGATGGATTTACTTTAGAGTTAAAAAGTAACGAAGGAAAAGACATTAAGGTCAATTATAATATGTTCCAGCAAAAAGGTAACATCCCTGAGAATTATTCATTTGGTTTACAAAAATCTCCCCAAAAATATCAAGGTCCTGATGAAGTTGATTATGAAGGTGAAATGGCCAAAAGTGAGTTACTTAAAATGAAAAAATATGCTATTGCTTTATGTAATATGATAGATGATGAAACTCAATTAGAAGCCTGGGTTCAAGCCAAACTTACTAAAGCCTCTGATTATATGTCAGCGGTTTATCATTATTTAGATTATCAAAGATCAAATCAATGAAAAAAATACTTAGAGAATATATTAACTCTTACGTTAAAAAAATATTAGAAGACAGAAGTTACTCTCTTAAAACTTTATCTCCTCGTGTTTCTATGGTTGTAAACACTGATGGGGGGTATAGTGATGTTAATAGCCTTAACATTCCATCTTCAGCTATTGCAGATATTAAAATTTTAAAATCTAACCGACCTATATTTAGAGTATTTTTTGAAAATGAACGTTATATTGATATTATAGAAAATCCCCACAATATAGAAGTTAATATAGAAGGTATTTTATTTGATTTAAACGATATAAGAGATTATAATGCTTCTCAAACTGAATTAGAGAGGGTAATGACTATGGGTAAAATTCCTAGTGATGAACCAGAAACTTCTTCTTCAGAAGAAGCTATCCCAGCTGAAGAACCTTCACCTGATACTTCTTCACCTGAAGAAGAAACCCCTAACGAAGAACCTATTCCTGAAGAACCACCAGTATGAACCATCCTGAATTCAATTCTTTACTTGGGGGGTTATATAAAAATGCTCACCAAAAATATAATATTCAACGTATTCCTAAAGTATTATTAAGACACGATCAAGAAAACTCTAAAAATATTTTAGGTAAAACTGCTTACTATAATCCTCAAGATTATACTATTGTTTTATATGTAAGTAATAGACATCCTAAAGATATACTCCGTTCATTTGCACACGAATTAATTCACCACGTTCAAAATGAAAGAGGTGATTTACAAAAAGGTGATGCTAATAATCCCCAATATGCTCAAGAAGATAGTCATTTAAGGGATATGGAAAAGGAAGCATATTTAGAAGGTAATTTATTATTAAGAGATTTTGAAGACAATTTAAAATATAAGTAAATGTTTGAAATGCCCCCAAATCCTAAAGCTTATATAAATTATATTAAAAACTTACTTAAAGTAAGTAATTATGATAGATATGTAGATGAATTAGTTCGTTCAGTAGAACTCAATAACTATAAAATAACTCCACGTCAATATGACGTTTTTGAGAAATATAGAAGAGGAATGAAACAAGAAAACTTATTAAGAGAATATATTAAGAGATTCTTATTAGAGGTTGATTTATCTGCTCATTTTATTGAAAGAGAAAATGTACGAGCTAATTTAATTGATATAGTTCTTCCTAGAGATGCTTACGGAAATGTAAATTTTAAAGAACAAGATTTAATAAAAGATTATATCATTAATAATATAAAATCTTCTTTAAAATCAAAAATTAAACAATTTAAACCTATAAAATTTTCAAACCCCCCAAATGTAATTGTAGTTTATAAAGCTTTATATCCTAGATTAAAATTATTAAATGGGCAGGTTATAGACATAGAAATATTAGTTCCTAATTTAGACCCTGAAGCTTCTTCTAATATTATAAGAGGAAATGGTTTTTATTTTATAGTTACTAATAATATTGCCTTATCTTTAATATTAAGTCCTTTATTTGATAATAACAATAAAATTCGTGATAAAGTTTTATTTTCTAAATTTACTAAAAATAATTCTAACGCTGTTATTAAAATAATAGATGCTCCTTTATATCAAGAAATATATGATATGAAGAGTATTCACAAAAACCTAAATATATTCAAAGATATTTCACAATTTACTACAGCTATAAGTAAACCTTCAAGTAGTAAAATACCTTCTACACTTCCATATGATGTTAAATCTTCATATCCTGTTGGGTCTATGTTTAGATATAAAGGAAAAGGAGAAGGAGAAATTCTTAGAACTTCTAACGGACGTCAAGGTGAAGGAGATGCATTAGGTAAATTACAATGGATTGAGGTTGATTTCTCTAAAGGAGTTTCAAGAATCCCTAATGTACTTACTACTAAACACTTTTTATAAAATTTAGACCGATTCATAGCCGGTCGCTCTAACAAGAGATAAAATATGGTAGCTGTGGCACCCCTAAAAAGGTGCCACTTTTAATTTGGAGTTTAAAATAAAAATTATTATCTTTATAGTATGGAAAAAAAGAAAATTGTAATCGTAGGAGCGGGAGTAGCAGGTATTAATGCTGCTACTAAACTTGTAGACAATGGTTATCCTGGTGAACTAATCACTATTATTGATATGGGTAGTGACCCATATAAACGCAAACCAGAAGAAGTAATGACTGGGTTTTTAGGAGCGGGAGGGTGGAGTGATGGTAAACTAACTTACCACACAGCTATTGGAGGACAACTTTCTAAATATTGTG